TTTTTATCAAGACCAAGCCGATGAATTATGACGGCAATCCCTCCACACAGAAAAACCTTAAACCGATTCTATATGGTTGGCACGTTATCCCTGCTGACGCCAGAGAGGTCTGGTTAGTCGAGGGTGAGTGGGATGCCATTGCGGCAGAGGTGCTTGGATTTTCAGCTTTATCCGTGCCAATGGGTGGCGGAAAAGGAGCTAAACAAACCAAGTGGATTGAGAATGAGTACGAGAATTTAGCAAGATTCGAGCGCATCCTTGTGGCAACCGATATGGACGAGCAAGGTGAATTAGCCGCCGCAGAAATTATGAATCGGCTAGGCGATCGATGTCATCGAATCAACCTTCCTGCCAAAGATATTAACGATCTTTTGATGAAAGCACCCCAAGGTCAGAACCCTTATGAGTACGCTCGATTTATCCTAAGTGGTGCTTATGACGAAGCGGTCTGGAAAGATCCTGAAACGCTCAAAAGTGTTACGGCATTTGAATCTGACATTGATGATTTTTTCAGCGTTACAGGTGAGGACAGTGGCTTTCGTTCCGGCTGGAGCAAGCTTGATGAAGAGGATATTCGATTCAGACCCCACGAAATGATTGGCTTTTGCGGCATCAACGGTCATGGCAAGTCTTTATTCCTTGGACAAATGTGTCTCAACGCGATTCAGCAAGATCAAAAAGTGCTGATTGCCTCAATGGAGATGCCCCCGAAATCTACCCTTGGCAGGATGATGCGGCAAGCCGCCGGATCAGGCACACCGCCTAAGCCTTATCGGCAGAAAATACTGGAGTGGCTAGCCCCTAATTTATGGCTGTTCGTGGATAAGCTGACGCCCAAACCAAAGGATTTAATGGAGTGCTTTGAGTACGCCTACCGCCGTTATGGCATCAATGTTTTTGTCATTGATTCGCTTACCAATATGGTGAGGCAGGATGACTATGAGAACCAGCAAAAGTTTGTCGAAATGTTGGTGAATTTTAAGCTTAGTTTTCCGGTAACAATTTTCTTAGTTACGCACGTTCGGAAGGGTGATTCGGAGTACGAAGCCCCCAATAAGTATTCGGTAAAAGGTTCAGGCTCGATTACCGATCTTGCCGACACATTCATTTCCATTTTTAAAAACAAACGCAAGATCGAAATGCTTGATCAGGCAGAGATGCTCGGTGAAGAGCCACCGGAAAAGTATGTCAAGCAATGGGACTCTTATTTTGAAGTACTTAAGAATCGAAACGGCATGTGGGAAGGCAAGGTGGGTTTTGAATTTGATACGGCTTGCATGCAGTACAAGGAGAGAAAAGGCAGTAAGCCAAAATTTTATATTAATTACTCTAAGGAAGCGTGATGGACGATCAAGAGCAATTTGCAGAAAAAATTAGACAGGCTGGCAAGTCAATCGCAAGAGCGGAGTATGAGTTGGCACAAGCGGACGCTGAAGAGCGAAGGATTATTGCTCAAGCGATGGTCATGGCTGAAGCCAGAGGTGACAAAACTCACGCCAAGCAGTCGAGAACTGCCGATGAAGATGCTGTGGTTTTTCAGGCACGCTTGGATAGGGGCAAGGCGAAAGGAAAACTCGCCGCCGCTAAAACAAATCTGGCGGCATGCGAGGTCGAGTTCAAAGTCTGGCAGTCAACAATGGCAAACCTACGATTTGAAAAAAATAGAATTTACAACCACCAAGGATAAGTAAAATGAAAGAGAACGTCTTAAAGCAATTAATGCAAGATCAAGAAATTTCACAATCCACTCTGGCTAGAAAAACCGGAGTGCCTCAACCCACCATTCATCGGTTTTTAGTTGGCAAAACTTTGTTCCCAAGCTTTCAGGTGATGAAAAAACTTGCCAGTCATTTTGACGTATCGGTTGATTACTTGTACGCATCGAATGAAGAGTAGAACGCCAAATGTCCAAGAAAAAAAGTGGATGTCGGCAATGGCTGAGTTCGGGTGCGTCATATGCAAGAAACTGTATGGCGTTACCAGTCCTGCCGAGATTCATCACATTGAAGGCAAGACAAAGCCGGACGCTCATTTACTGACAATTCCACTGTGTTACGCGCATCATCGCGCAGGAGAAGACAATGAAAAATTTACATCAAGACACCCATCAAAAAGCCGGTTCATTGCGCGGTATGGAACCGAGTACGATCTTAGAGAATACATCGCGGACAAGATCAACTGGACTGAATAGCGCAACGCCAGAAGAGTGGGATCGTGTCGCAAAAGAGCACCCTGCAATTTTGCGAGAAGAAAACGTATTTCAACCCAAGCATTACATTAAAGATGGTGGCGTTGAATGCATCGATGTCATGGTGCAATTGTACGGTGAGGATCGCGTCAAAGAGTGGGCTGAAATAACCGCGTTTAAGTACCAGTGGAGGCAGGGCAACAAGGCGGGAAATTCACCAGAGCAAGACAAGATGAAGTCGATCTGGTACACCCGCTACAGCATGGGGGATGATCCTCGTGCCGATTAATGGACGCTCCAAAGGTCACGCTTTTGAGCGCGATCTTATTAAGAAATTTCAAGATGAGTTTGGTGAATGCGCTAGTCATTTGAGGCGCAATCTCGAACAGTATCAGACTGCCGGAAAAGCGGACATTGAATTTAATAATTTGATGATCGAAGCCAAGCGTTATAAGTCTGGAAACTGGCACAAAGAAGAGTGGTGGGATCAGGCGCTAACCTCTGCCGGTGATGAGTATCTTCCGATACTGATTTACAAGTATGACCGACAGCCAATCAAGTTTGTGTTTCGGCTATCAGATTTAATGGGAAAGGGCTACGAATCAGACACTGCGACAGTCGATTATGAGACTGGGATTATGTTGATGCGTGAGCTTCTGGAGATGTGATGAAACCAGACAAGCTTAGAGTCCTCGTAAAAAATGCGGCGGAAAAAATATATTACCCCCAGTGCCTAAAGCACATAGAGGGAAGTATGCCAAAAGAGTTCCACGCGCTCGCCAGAGCCACTCTAATCTATTATCTACCGTCACAGATAGCTGACCTCCAAACAAAAGAAGAAAGGCGAGAAGCAATCAATTCAATACCTGAGATTGCAGATCCAATACACACCAAACAGTTCATCATCAATGGCGTGAAAGGAATTTGGAAAAATGCTCATAAAGCTAAGTAAGCAGGACGTTCATAGCTCTGAAATTATGGGAGCCGACACGGTAAAGCTATGCGAGATGCAGGGCTTTAAACCAAGGCTAGAGAACGATAGGCAAAGCAGGGTAGAGGCCAACATCTATGGCTTTAAGGCAGAGTTCGCTGTTGCTCGATTACTTGGGGTAGAGACGCCTACCGTCAACGTAGTGACCGATGGTGGTGTTGACCTTTGGTTTGAGGGTGTGAGCATCGATGTGAAGTTTAACAACGCTGAGTTTGGCAACCTGATCTTTGACAACATGGATAAATTCAAATCAAAGATTGCTGTTTTGGTTGGTCGGACTAGCGACCCAGAGGTGATGCGAGTTAATGGTTGGATCAGTCGTAAGAAGTTTGGGAGTTCACATTTCCAAAAGGACTTTGGCTATGGCTCTAGGTGCGTCATGAAACATCATGATCTGCTAGATATTGAAAGTTTGTGGAAGGTACTGATGGAGTATCGCTTTAAATAATTTAGACCAAAAAAAATAGCCCCCGCAGGGGCTACTTCGCAAGACTTAGCTTTAAAAGTTTAAGGTTTGCCTTGCTCATTTTTGTAGCTGACGATGTTTCATTTCTCCGCCAGTTTCTTACAGTTTCAAATGGGACATCAAGCATGTCGCTAATCATTTTGCTTGTCAGATGATGCTCTTCAATCAAAGCCATCAGTTCGGGATTTTTCACTACTCTTCTCCCATTAGAATGCAACTCAGTAATGCCCATGCCGAGTCAATCTCTGACTGGCTGTATGGAGCTTCGCCAATGTTGCGCGTGTATTTAGTGATAACGGCATCTACAATATCGAAGGCTGTCTCGTCATTCAATTTATAGGTAATTCCATCAAGGTTTACCGCCATGTTTTCCGGACAGTAGATATCACCACCGCGCTCGAAAGTAAAAGGCATCACGCTACCCTCCGCTGTTGTGCTGATTCAATAAAATTAAGCTGAACGCATATTCTCTCTAAAGAATCTCTGTTGCGACGAACAGATGAGTCCATCTCGGCTATTGAAACCAGAGAGTAGCCGCTATCTTTCAGCCGAGCGGATGATATCTCTTTTTCCTCAGCTTCAATTTCGCTTCTGATTTTTCGACATGTTTCATCAAGGTCTAGCCTGATGAAAACGAGCGTAGACGTTGAGAGAAGATTGATCAAATCAAAGTTCATCACGACACCCCCAATTTTTTTTCAACAGCGGCGTACACCTCTCTGTTAAATTCGCTGTCGGTGTAGTCTGAAATAAGAATCATAGGATCGCCATCTGAACCGTTGTCATAGATTAAGTAGAATCCACCCTCATCAGTCCTGATAGTATCCTCGCCAGTATGCGCTAGACTTTCGAGTATTTTAGTTTTATCAGTGCAAGGATCTAGAACCCACTCCTCGCCATCAAAAACCCTGACAGACTTGTCACGCGAAAGTAACTCGTCAATCAGGATACTTATGCATACACGGTCATCCATATTGCAGTGTTGAGGCAGTAAAGGATTAATTGAAGCTTCCATCACGCTACCTCCCGATCTTCAGTCCATACTAAGAATACTGCGTTGGCCCAGTTTGTAGTAAGGTCAAGATTCTCAACCATCCAAGATGGTGCGCCAAACATGTTTATCTCACCACTGTCTCTCAGTGACTCAAGCTCGTCAAAGTAATCAGATGGATCGATGTACTGGGTTTCTAGGAATTCCCTAGCTTGTTTAACATTGTTAAATTTCATAATTTAATCCTCCTCAGGATTGGTTTCGTGTTCAAAAATAAACACTAAGAAACCATCCGTAGATGGCTTCGTGGTGGTTACTCTTTTTCAGTGTCATGCTTGACAATAAGCAATGACAGATTCTCGATAACAACCGATAAGTCATTACGGATTACACGTGCGTCCAAAACAAGATCGGAACTTTGTATATCAAATCCATTTATCGCGGATAGCGCACGATAAAAATCAGTATCTACTGTATCAAGGTCTTCAAAGATCTCCTGCAAATATTTTAGGACTTGTGACTTATCCATCACGCCACCTCCTGTTGAGATTTAAGGTGATCAATGATCTTGCCCATTCGGATGATTTCACTTCTAGCCCATGTGGTATCGCCAGTGCCTTCCATGATCGCAACCAACATCACTGCGGTCTCTTCCCAAGTGGGGGTCATATCAACGTATTCAGTTTGATTTTTCATAATAATTCTCCTCAGAATTGTTTAATAGTGTCAAAGTTAACACTAGGAAACCACCGTTGCCGGTGGCTTCGTGGTGATTACTTAATTACTTTCAGGTCTGTACTTGTACACCCGCCTTGGAATATATGCGTAGCGTATATAAGACCTTTATCCCGCAAGCTTTGTAAAGTTGTACCATTTATTTGCGTCCAAAAAGTCTTGCAAACGTAGCCTTCTTTTTTAGGTATTACTTCAAAATGGTTATTTTCTAATTTCCATTCTATTTTTTTTAAAGCTAGTCTTTCAGGGGCTGTAAGATTTTCTATTAGCCATTCCCTAGCTTCTGCAAAATTGTTAAATTCCATAATGTTATCCATCACGCCACCTCTTCACGATGATCATCGATCACGTTAAACGCTTTACACAAAGTCTGCTCTGCCTGTCTTATGGCACTAGCACTATCGTCAAAGCCGCGATCTCTCAGCGCACGATCTGCGTCCTCAAGACGCGCACTTAGAACATATATCTCTTCGCGCATAGCATGTAGCAATTCATCCTCAGAAAGCTCCTTGAATGATTCGCCCTTTAACTGCGGTATGGTTGTATATTTACTCATAATAATTCTCCTCAGAATTGTTTAATTCAGTGTCGAAATTAACACTAGCAAGCTACCCCTAAAGATAGCTTGATGGTGCTTACTTCTTGCGTTTAGCATCCCACTCTTTTTGCTTATCTATCACTACAAGCATAGCACCTGAAAATGCGGTGATGAATACTGTACAGAATATTAAGCCTAAAATAAATTCGAGCATAAAATTTACCTCGCGTTATAATACTTTTGGCGGACTGGTATTTTGGTCATCCGTGACCGGAATCCTCCTCAGGTTGTATGCCAGTTCGCCACCTTATTTCCCTGCTGAATGCCACCCCCTAATAAAGCCTAATCGAGAGGGGTGATCTTCGTCATAACCACGCTTATCCAGATACATTTGGAGTTTCGCGGTAACAGGCAGTGAGCGTTGACCGATTTGTGTAACTTTTGCTGTTTCGGTCTGAGGCTCGTAATCGAGCAATCCATGCACAAAGCCTTGCACCAGATCACCCAGTTCTTTTCGGGTGATCATGGACTTGACTTCTTTGCCCTTCAAGCGCTTGGCAATGATGTTTCGCTCTTCATCAGTGAGGCTGATCGAGACATTAGTTTTCATTTGAACATCTCCCTAATCTGATGCATTGCAGTTCTATACTTGTCGCGCTTTAAGTGACCATTTTCGACAGTGTAGAAAGCGTGTATCTTGTTGCGGCGTAAATCGTAGTGCGACTTGTACGCAACGTGCTTACTTCCCTCAATGAT